TTATACTATTCTTATCTGGTTTAACAAGTATCCCTTGTTTGCGGATAAGTTCCAAGATATTGTCAACGTGTGCTCTCGTATCTGTGTACATTTCGATTTCTTGCCTCAGTGTCGGTTTTTTATCTCTTTTCATCTAATCTCATAACTCACAATATTTACTCTCATACAATGCTACCCGGACAATTGACATCACACTTTTGTATTCTTATATTCGATATCTTGGATTTTTTGTATGTCCTCATTTCTTCTCCTGTCGGGGAAAATATATCTCATAAGGTTCTACATAAACCTTGCCCCTACTGGTTGCCACAAGATAACCACATTTCTCTTTGGGTCTATCATCAAGTGCATCATCAAGAATAGTTGCTTCAATCAATACCTTTGTACCTTCTTTTATTCTCATTCAATCCTCCAAATCTGCGAAGTTATCAATATTAACGCCGATTTCCATACCCTTTTGATATTCCTTTACAGCCCTATCAAATTTCTCCATCACCATAGTTAGAATGGTGTTTCCATGTCGACATATTTCTTGCCTATGCAGACTTCACATTGTCCGCTTTTTGTATAACCGTTTCCATGACAACTAGTACACGGCTTAACTTCCCTGAAATTGATTATCTTAACGCCATCCCCAATACCAAATCCATAGGTCTTACCACTTATTGGTTTGTGCGATTCTTTTACCTTGCCAAGCTTTAGTAGTGTATCGTACTTCCCAAACTTATCAATCAGTATTTCCAGGTCAGCAAAGTCCTTAGTAAACTGCCCGCCTCTACCCGCATCAGCACCCTCACCTTTCTGAATGACCGCTATCCCAATCCCGCGCCCTAAATGTTTTTTGATGCTCTGAAGCAGATTGCCAATTAAAAAATGCTCACCACTTTCAATATTTATCCAGTCTACAATGTTTATCCGATCCTTAACAATGTGTTCTGCAAAATCATCATGTACCGGCAGAAGGGTGAATTTGTCATTGCCATTGTCGTCTACCCATTCTACCCAGCCACCATTCTTTACGTCCATAACATCAAGACGATTAAGAAAGCGTGGCATGGGTTCCCCTAATGGATTCGTATATTCATTGCCCATCAATACCGGATTAAGATTAATATTGGCGGCTAGAAACTGGAGTGCTAATGTTGTTTTACCGAAGTTTGACACACCCGCTATTAGAATTAAGTCACCCTCCCTCACAACAACGTCTTCCGAGAAGTCCATTGGAATATGAGTATCAAAGTCTATGGGGAAACCCAAATCAAACGGATTCCTGCGTTCACGTTGCACACTAAAAATAGGTACTGGATAGACTTGTGTAACCACTTTATATATACCTTCCCTCTTACCAACAGGGCGGACAACCCTAGATTCTGCCAACTGAAACATGATGTTACGGACAGCGTCATAAGACTTGGTTCCAGAAACTATATTAAATTCCTTACGGATAGCATTTAGAGAGATTTCCTTCCCCTCTATTTTTTTAAGAAATGCCTTAACTTCCGTTGTTGATATTACACTCACAATTATCCTTTTTGTTGTTATAGTTGTTGAGGGATTCGTGCCTAACTAACAACTACCACAACTATAACAACTATTACAACGCTAGTCATAGGTTTTTCTAGTGGGTTTAGGTTCTACTTTAGGTATGCCCGTTTTGGGTATTATCGTACCCGCTTTGGGTATAGGTTCTTTAACTTCTACTGGGTGTTCATAACTCCAATCCCTTAGAGCAATGGCTTTTAGGCGATTTCGCTCACTTGACCTTAGTAACTGTTGCCAGCGTTGCTCTGTATAGCCTGAAGCGATAAACCTTGTGTGTTCATCAGTCATTCGGACTCCTTAATATGGTATATTCGTATCAACTGGTGGGTTATCATCATCGCTAAAGAGGCTCAATAGTATGCTTGCTTGTGGCTGAGAGAGTTCGCTTGGTTTCTTGGCTACCCATCCCCTGCTTTTAATTTCAGCACTAATCTTCGCTTTGTTCTCTGGTATTTTAAGCAGTTCGTTGATTGCCGCTAGTGTAATAGGGCCAACCTTTGGAACGGTAAGCGTACCGGGAGGCGGGACATTATCAAGGGCTTTGGCTACTTCTGCCTTAGTGATTGGGCTTGCAGGTGGTTTAAGAGGCTCTATTTTGCCTTGTACGTAGCCGGAGCATAGTCTGTCTCTAATCCACTGGCGCAAACCAACAACCTCCGGCTCACCATCTTGCAATTTACCAGCAACCCATAAACCGGTTGTGTATTCGGCTGCCTGTTGTGATTCAATGCTTAGTTGTTTTAAGCGGTCTTTCTCTGCCCAATCGTTCTTACTCATCTCGTCTTTAGGGTAGTTCCGCTTCTCTTGTTCTACCTTAAATACTGGCTCAGTTTTGGGTTGCTCTTTTTTCTTGGCTTCGTTGCAGTATGTCCCATCCTCTAATTTATGAGAGTACCAGGACTTATCACCTTTTTCATACTTCTTGTAGTAGCATTGATGTTCCTGACAATAATGTTGATTTTCTGTTGTCATTTATTTCTCCCCTATGATTCCATTTTTATTACATTTGGTGCAGTTACCACTTTGGCTGATTCATACAGGTCTGTTGCATCCTTAAAGGTCTTTTCCTTGTCATTGTCTCGTGCCGTCATAGTAAACCCATCAATGCCCTTAGCTGATTCTCTCTTGAAAGTACACTCATACTGAAATTCCTGATTATCCATTTTGATTCTCCTTTTTAATTTGGGTAGTTTTGCAACGTGCCCAGGTTGGTTCTTTACGTTCCCTCTTATTTACTGGAGCGACCAACAGCCTTTATATTTGAGAGGGCATTACCGGCTATCTCGACGTCAATTTACTTTTTAATTTGAAGCCAGCCAGTAGCCTACACTTGCCTCTGGCGTTTTGCCTTTCATACCAAGACGAAGTAGCCCTTTCGGGTGGCTGGCTTTGATGCTGGCTATTCCATTAGGCTAAAACTCAAGTAATATCCTGATTCAGCCAGGTTGCATTAGTGTTAGCTATTCGCCACCAATCATACCTACTACGGATCACCCGTAATTCAGCATCCCCTTTGTGCTGGCTCGACTCTGATTTCGCCCACCCTTACCATACTGATAAAGATACCCGCCGATAGATTTGACTAGGGACACCAGCATCCCCCACCTAAACCCCGACCACCTCTAATGTTTTGATTCTCCTTTTTAATTGGTGGGTAGGTTGGGCTACCTCATTTATTCAATGTCTGGTTTATATCAGTCCTTATTGTAGTTAGGCTTCCTTTTCACCCAACCTATTCCCACCCTGCAAGCCAGCACGCTTGCCTCTGGCTGGCTTTGATGCTGGCTCGGTTGCTAGAATCCTTAAGGCACCGACTAATCAGCGAATTACACGCCTGCGACACCAGCACACCCCACTACTTCCCGACTACCCCTAATGTTTTAATGCTTTTTCACCCCCTATTATTTAATCCACTTCGTGTGGTACATATTGACATACTTCTCTGAGATCTCCTTACCACACTTGACGCACTCAAAATGTATGTGCATATAAGCCTCGTGAAACTCCTGACCGTGAACATTGCCTTTTAGTCCTGAGACAATCTTTGCCAGGTTAGAGCCGCAATAAGGGCATCTATAATTAGTAGGTTCAGATTTAGTAGTCCTCTCAAACGGTTTATGTCCTGTCATACCTACCATGCTCAGATCATTAATCATTGTTGTTTCCATTTAAGTCTCCTTTATTGCGTTTGATTATTTGTCTGACTCGTTCCCGACTCAATCCAAATTGTCTGCCTATCCGGGCATTTGATAAACCGAGCCTATCTAGTTCCATGATTTTTCTGTTTCTTGTAACGCCATCTGGCAAAGCACTAATTATTTCTATCTCACGTTGTGTAAATGGTGTATGTGCTTTACGATGGCAGGAAACACACAATAATTCAAGTTGATCGGTATCCTGATAGTTTTCGCCATTGTTTGCCTTGTGATGTACATGACCGGAATATCCTACAATAATACCACAAGATTCACATTTTCCATTCGCTCTATTGTAAACAAGTTTCCATACATTAGTAGGTGGTCTTAATAATTGTTGTACCCGTTGACGAGAGATTCCTAATTCCTTGCCTACTTGGGCATAAGATTTACCCTCTAACTTCATCATCAGAGCGGTATGTCTAATCTCTACATTTCTATCACTTCTCATAGCTAAATCCTAGCATAGGTACTAGCAAATGTCAAGCATTATTTTTACAGTTCCATCCCGTTATAGAATACTACCAGAAACCCGACTGCGCCTATAACTGCCAACACTGTTATGAGTATCATATTATTCACCATCCTTTAGTTCGTTTAATTCCTTTTGTGCTTCCTGTGCCGCGATTTCAACAATCAGCTTTTTAATGAGTTTGGGTAGTTCCGCCCTGCTCTTATTGAACTATTCGAAATTTTCGAATAGTTGAACCTTAATAATACTGTGCGGTTCGAGCATGTGAACTGCCTGGCGTAAATTCCATAATCTAGTCTCCAAACTTTACAGCCCTGCAGGTGTCAAATTTCCTGCAAAAGCAACATAGCTGAGTATTTACATTACGATTGTCTGCCGGGCATTTTCTTGTTTTCATTCCGTTTTCTCCTGTTTTACTTTCATAGTACGTCTGCCATACTGGCTACAGTCTTTATTAATGCATCGGTAGGTCTGTTTCTTATGTACTCCAGACCAGCCTTGACCGGTGAGTTGTCTGATCTTCCCGCATTCAGGGCATTCCTTAAGATTCATTCTCACACACTCCTATTTTAATATTACTTTGATAGCTTCTGACTTCTGCCATGCGCTCACGCTCTATTGTCTTTGAATCGTACATTTAGTTTAGCTCCTATTAATTTATTTATGATACGTACAGATACCAAATCTCATTGAGTCTGCTTTGATTGGTTTGTTATCGTGTTTACAGATACCGTTGTTATTGAGTTTGCAAGTGTGGCATTGTGGGAATCTATCCATTTTGTTTTCTCCTATTACTTTATTTAACTATTCATATCATCTCATATCTAATTATGGCTGTCAATACCCCGTTTACACTCAATAACTAATTTAGCCTTAAAATATATATTGTAAAGTAATATTAGCCTTAATTATACCTTAAGATATGATATGGCTAGGCTTGAATATAGCAAAAAAGTATGCTAAACTCAAGTCGTAGCGAGAGACGAGCTTAAGCGAAGCGACTCATAAAGCAAGTCTATCGTCCTCCTCTACTCACTACGTCCCACGGGGATACTATATCTAAATATCATTCCTTAATTAATTTACTCTTTAAAGAAAACATATTTAATCTCTTATCACCCCCCGTTGCGCTCACCCCCCTCTTCCCTCTTAATACCCGGTTGCTTAACTAGAACACTTGTGCTATAATATATACCAAATGGATACTACTAACATTCTAAGATTCGTATCCCTCGACTACTTACTCCAACGTGAGCTGGGCACCGCCTCAAACCCTGACCTCGATGACTACCCGGGCGAAAACCTCTGCGATGACATTATGAGGTTGTGCGAGAATACCAATGACTGACCTCCGCTCTGTTATTGATTGTAACCCAGCTCTCAATGCCGTGTTCGTTAAGCGTGATGAGCATGGGCGCTTACTACCCGGTGGAGCTATGCTTAACCCCGCTGGCAGACCACCTAACCCAGTGTCCTTAGTTAAACGACTTAAGGACAGGCTAGAAGCCTCGCCTAAAGAACAAGATGACATAATCAATAGCTTACTCGGCTTGTCAAAGACTGAGATGAGTGCTATACAACTGTTGTTCGAGCGGGTAGACGGCAAAGTAGCCTCAGAAGTCAACTTTAAGGGCGTAATGATCAATATAGGCGATGAGTTTGCCAGGGAAGCACTTGAGACTAACCGGAAGCAATTAGAACAAGCCAAACAGACCTATTTACTGGATGATCCTAGTTGACAAAACGTTGATAATGTGCGCCCCAACCATATAAATAATGGGTTTATAGCTAATTATGAGGCTAGATGTACTTTACCTAACAGCTATTATGCGCCCCGACGTAGCTAGCAGGCTGTAACACTATACGTATGTATATATAGTAGTAATAATAAATAGGTATAGGTAGGATAGGTAGGATTGAAGTGGCATGGCAAGAGGGTTAGGGTTATTAGTATGTTTGACCTCGAGTAAAATTTTCTAATCAAATTTGAGACTAATTAACATAATAAGAGAATTAAGATGAAAGAAGAGAAGAAAGAATTAAGGAAAGCGATAATAGACCAAGCGATGGTAATAGTGGGGAAGAATGCGCCGGTGGAGGAGGTATTGCGGGTAGCGAAGTTAATAGAGGAGTTTATAGAAGGGGATTGATAACGATAGTAGGGAGGGTAAAGAGATGCAGATAGTGGGGAGTTGTCCGAAGTGTGGTGCGCCGATATATTCAATGGATGAGGGGTGGATGAGTATACTACCTCCTCCCGTACATTATACTTGTTGTTGTGTTGCGCAACCACAGAGTAGAACAGTAACATCGACAAATATTATTCTAGATAAATAATGGATACGATAGTAGGAAGGGGGGAAATAGGCAGGGGATTATATGCATATCTGAGGCGGTATGGAGAGGTCAAGTTAGTAGGGCATATGGAGTCGGTCGGGGGGTATTGTTATATATGCAGTGGAGTAACGAAGACAAAGGAATGTGAAGAGAGGCCGTTAGAGGCGTGGAAGGTCAATGTAGAGAACACGGTAGAGATAGCCAGTAAGACTGAGGGGATATGGATAAGTAGTGAGCGGGTCTTTGACGGGAGTAAGGCTTACAGGGGCAAGTGGGATAAGAGGAATCCGACTACTGAGTATGGAAGGCAGAAGGTAGTAACGGAGAACTTCTTATTAGGGGATGGGTATGGGGTCATACGGTTCGGCAAGGTCATCGGGTGGAGTGTACCGTTATTTGAGGGGTGGGTGGATGATTTACGTAAAGGTAAAGAGATACATCCTTTCAGTAATATGTCCATGGCGCCTATATCTTTAGGGTATGCATGCGAGGTATTAAGGAAGATGCGGGGGAGGGTAGGGTTATACCAGGTAAGCGGGGACAAAGATATAAGTTATGATCGGATAGCGTATCACATCTGTAACTATATGGGAAAGGATTTAAGTTTGGTGAAGCCCGTAGAGAGTGATAGTCCGCATCCGTATACGACATTAAAGAGTGATTTTGAGACGTCTGATTCGTGGGAAGTGATTAATGACTGGTGCCGTAAAAGAATTCAATCAGGTTGAGTACGATAAGAGGATAGACAGTATTCTCTTAAAAGAACCGAGGGATTACACTCCTGAAGACAACGCCTATTTAAGGTTAGAACATCAGATGTGTAAAGAGAATATCTACCGGTTCATTCGGTATTGCAAGATTATAGAAGCACCAAGTCCCACGGCGCCGGGCGGGGGTTTGGTCCCGATGCAGATATATCCCCATGTTAAGAAGACCATTAACGCCTTCCTTAAAGAAAGGTATATCACGATTCTCAAGGCACGGCAGATCGGGCTTTCGACTACTATCTCAGGGTATGTTCTCTGGTATGCCATCTTCCACGAGGGAGCAAATGTCCTCCTGTATTCTAAGGGAGAAGCTGAGTCCGCCGAGTTACTTGATAAATCCAAGAGGATATACGACCAGTTACCCGTATTTCTAAAGCCGAAGTTAGGGGCTGAGAGTAAGAGTGAAATGGGATTCCCTACGGTCAAGAGTACGATAAGAGCCATGCCTAGTACCAAGTCGGCAGGTATCGGTTATACGGCTTCTATCCTTGTCTGGGATGAACACGCCGAACATGAGTACGCCAGAGAGAACTACTTACACTCTAAACCAACGATTGACAGAGCGGGACAATGTATCAGTTGCTTCACGGAGAACGCCTGGGATAAAGATAATCTGGCGACTGAGTTATTTGAAGATGCACTGAGAGGTAAGAACGGCTGGAAACCCATCTTCTTCCCCTATTCCGTAATGGAGGGCAGGGATGACAAGTGGTATCAGGATGTCAAGAAATCTATTCCTGAAGGCGAACTAAGCGGGTTGACCCCGGAACTCTATATGCTGAAGAACTACCCTCGTTCTATCGAGGAAGCGTTATCAGTTCCGCAGACGGTAAGTGCCTTTAATAAAGAAGTCCTTAAAGCCATGTTAGAGGAAGCGGGGAAGCAGCCGAGAATTCAGGTGGCAAGGGAAGGACTGGATTACAACTACATTAATATCTATAGAGACTTCCATTTAGGTGATGCGTATATTGCGGCTTCTGATGTGTCTTTAGGAGTGGGTAAGGACTATCAGGTTACCTGCATTATGAACGCCAGAACCGGGGTAGTCGTAGCGGACATTTTAAGTAACTCCATTAATGAAGAAATATTTACAATGCTGTCCCTGCAGATGTTAGAAGTGTACAATTCCCCCAAGTGGTATCCGGAGTTTAACCTTTATGGCAGGCGGGTTATAGAAATAGCGAGAGCCAATAACTATCGAAACATGGGTTACAGGGATGCTAAGAGAGAGAAACCGGGGTTTGTAACTGATGAGAAAACCCGTATGGACTTATTCGCTGCCCTGATACCGGCGATAAATAACTACCAGATTTCAGTTTTCAATCCGAAGGGTATCATGCAGTTGGGGGATTTAATCAGAAACGCTGATAAGAACGGAAGGATCGAGGCTAGGAGTGGGGGACATGACGATTACCCAATAGCGTTGGGTATCTGCTGGCTAATGAAGAAGAATGTAGATATTACCAGTCCAACTACTGAACCGGTGGATAGTATTCATTATTCTGATATTGGAGACCCCAGAGCGGAGATTATGGAACGGGTCTTAGAGTTAAAGGCGGAAAGGGAAAGGTGGGAGAAAGAAGTTGCATATTCATAATTGGGGAAGGGAATATTATTCAAAAATGTGGAGGGGTTATATCAAGAGATGTTCCTGTGGAACGGGTAGAATCTTGTATAGCAACGGCGATATTGGAATAGTCGGACAAGTAGATGCCGACCACTTCCAATACGGAAAACCGAGATGAAAACTGTTTTAGTCGTACCTAACTTCAGATGGTCCAACTGGGATAAGAACACCCTGTGGCACTATATCCCGTATAACCTGTGTCTCTTAGCGGGTATGGTAAGGGATATAACGGAAGTTACTATTGTTGACGCTTATAAAGAAGACCTGAGTGAAAGGGATTTCTCCAAGAGAATCAAGGACTTAAAACCCGATGTAGTGGGGATTACCGTACTATTCGATCAGTATGCCCCAAGTGGACATAGGGCGGCGAAACTGGTTAAGAAAGTAAACAAGAAAATCAAGGTTGTTATGGGTGGGGTTTATGCCACCACCAATCTACCTAAAGTAATGAAAGATAAGAACATAGACGCTGTAGTAGTGGGGGAGGGTGAGTATATGTTCCGTTATCTGATAAGTCTTTACTTGATGGGTAAGTGGCGGGATAGGCTGGTATTATATGGAGACAGGATTCAAGATTTAGATTATCTGCCCCTACCCTCTTACGACCTCATAGACTTCAATTCCTATGCTAATTCGGCTTCAAGGAAGTCCGTAGATTCTCCCAGAGCATACCCATACGCAAGGGTAATGACCTCTCGTGGCTGTCCGATTAATTGTGCTTTCTGTCAGGTGAGCACAATTTCCGGTAGTGAATTCAGACCCAGAAGTGCGGATAATGTCTTACGGGAAATACAATGGTTAAAAGAAATCTACGGAATCAAGTCTCTTATCTTCGATGATGACAATTTATTGCACAACAAGAAACGAATCACCGAGATATTTCAGGGGATGATTGATAGAAACCTTGTTATGCCGTGGGTATCAATCGGGTTAGCGGTCTTCAAGTTAGACGAAGACCTTTTAACCCTTATGAAAAAGTCGGGTTGTGAGTATATCTCCGTGGCCATTGAGTCAGGAACGGAACGGGTTCTGAAACAGATTATAAATAAACCCGTTAGCTTTGATTATGCCAAGAAGATGGTGAAGTTCGCCAGAAGTTTGGGGATTTATGTGGCGGCTAATTTTATTGTGGGATTCCCTACGGAAACATGGGGGGAAATCAGACAGACCGTAAACTTTGCCGAGGAATTAAATCTGGATTATGCCAAGATATTCCATGCTGTACCCTTACCGCATACAAGGATGTGGGATATGTGCAAACAACTGGGTATTCTAGATGATAAAGTTAATGACTACCAGTGGACCAAGGGAAACATTAATACTAAGGATTTCACATCAGATGAACTGACTATTCTAAGGGCGTTTGAGTGGGATAGAATCAACTTCACCAATCCCGAAAAGAAAGAGAGAACCAGACAGATGATGGGAGTTACCGAAGAAGAACTGGCGGATATTCGTAAAGGGACTCTAAGAAACGCCTGTCAGTTAGTAGGAGTAAAATGATTAAAAAACCCTCTGTAAAAGAAGTATTAGAATTATTCGATAAGACTAACGATATATATATTAAGTCTAAACTCGGTGAGGCATTTTCGGAAGATAACAGATTCTATGAACTTGACTTTCTGGATGACCTGAATATCCCCGTTGAGTTTAAGAAGGACGCTACCGTACCTCCTACGGGAAGGGATAGGGTTGATTCACTGGTTGACCATACCGACATATCACACGCAAGGGTATTCTGCAATAAGAAAAACGACACCGCTATTTCAAAAGAATCCGCCGAGATGTTAAGGAAATTCGCACTAGGCCTGATTCACAGAACTAACGTAGAATCCGATATAAGTCCTCTTCGGGTGAGCGCCAAACACTACTGGTTGCATGGTGCCAGTTGGATTAAGTCAGTATGGGATGCGGATAACTGGCTTGACCGACCCGATAAGAAAGAGGGTGAATCCGATGATAACTATAATGGAAGGTTAGATGAGTGGAGGGATGAAACTCACTCGTCATTACCGATAGTTATTCAGGCTGTAAACCCCGCTAATATCAGACCCGACCCGTATCATAACGGAAGATTGTATGTTTTTGAGGTTAAGAAGAAACTGGTTTATGATGCCAAGCGGTCTAACTTCAAGTGGACTAATCCAAGTAATAAGAAAGAAAGCGAAGAAGTAGAGCAGATTGAATACTGGGATAAGAACTTCAGGTGCGTTCTTATAGACCGTGAACCAGTCTTAAAGGGCGGGGTTGTCCCCCACGATTATGATTGTATTCCCTATACTCTGATTGAAACAGGACTTGGTAATGTGGATGCTGAAGCCAATCCCGTTAAGAGATATGTGGGAATCATACGCTATATCAAGAAACTCCTAATCTCTCAAGCGTCAATCTTCTCGATGTGTGATATTCTCACCAAAATGGAGACAATGATTGGCGGTTATATAACTGGTGCCGATGCTTCAACACTACCCAAGATAAGTCAAGCCTATGGTAAGTGGACTCCTATCGGTAACAAAGACGTTGAATTTCACAAATGGGATAGAAAATTAGCACCGGAACAAGCCTATAGCCACTTAGCCTACATTACCGATTTGATAGATATTCACTCGGCTCCCAGGTCAATGTTCGGGTTAGGAGAACAGGGTGTACGGTCTGGTGCTGACAGGCAATTAGTTCTAGCAGAAGCACAGTCTAAACTAAATTATTCCAAAGATGCCTTTGCTAACGGGTGGGCGCAAGTCTTAACTAAATGCGCCAAGTTAGTCAAGAACGTAATCCCGGGTGATTTTGAAATCTGGTCTCGGACTCCGGCAGACGAATTTGATGTAGTAATTAAAAAGAGTCTCTTCAAGGAACCGTTCAATTTCTATGTTGAGTTCAGTCCTATTTCTGAGGAAGATGAATACAGACGGCATGAAGATTTAATGAGGATGTATCAATCAGGAGTCTATACTCTGGAACACGCCAGGGGTAAGTTATCCGATGTTGACGTTAAGGCACTCGAAAGACAGGGTACAAAAGAGATGCTTAAAGCCTCACCTGCTTATATCCAACTCTTGACACAGGCTTTTGCACCAATGTTCGGTAAGGCTCTAATGGATGCGGGACTTCTCCCCATGCCTGCTATGGGACAACCGGGGCAACCGGGTCAACCTCAGGGCGCACCACAGGGGCAACCACCGCAACAGGGCGCACCCGGTAGGGGGACTACAAACGTACCAAACAGAGCGCAACCCGGTTCACAACAGCAAATGTTAAACAGTATGAAAGCGCAATATGGCACTAACCCACAAGGTCAACAAGGACAGGGCGGCGGTGGGAATACCCTCTTTGGAGTATAGAATGGAACAGCACGTAGAGATGATGAATGAACTAATAGAAGAGGGGATGGCTGTATTAAAGGAATTGTTTGATGAAGAAGTCAAACCGTTAATTGATTACAGAGCTGATATAGAAAAGAAAATAGCTAATCAAGCGATAAAAGAAATGTATATGCTTGAGAGGGAGGCGT